ACGATATTGAAGATCTTGCAATTAACGGTGATGGTGCAACTGGACCATTCCTCTCAATTATGCCTGGCTTTATTAAGAAGCACAAGGATAATGGAGATTCGCATGAAGCAGCAGTAACTGTTGCTGATAATGCATGGACACCTGCAGTAATGCAGAACCTCATTCTTGCTATGCCACGTAAGTACCGTGCACTTAAGAACAATCTTAAGTTCTACGTAGGTACTGATACATTTGCAGGTATTGTTAAAAATAACGGTACCTTGTCAGATGCAATTGCAGAAGCATTGGGTAAGAATGGTAATACATCAGCCAATACACAGTCTTATTTAGACGGTGCTGGCCAGACATTCGGTGGAGCACGTACAACTCGTGTTCTAGGTATCGATGTACAAGAAGTTCCTTACTATCCTGAAGGATATGTCGATTTGACATTCCCTCAGAACCGTGTATGGGGCTTCCAACGAGACATCGTTGTAAACCGTGAATACAAGGCAAAGAAGGATACAATTGAGTATACTGTCTTTGTTCGTTTCGGTATTCAATGGGAAGAAGAAGATGCAATCGTTTGGGCAGACGCTGCTGCAGATGCATAATCTGTAAACAGTAACCTTTGAGAGGGGGCAGGGGCTAGATCTCCTCCCCCTCTTAATCTTTAGTATTCTGTTATAATAGTTCACATAGGAGGTTAAATAATGGAAGAAAATAATTTTAATAATGAAGCACCAGTAGAAACACCAGTAGAAGCATCAGTTGCTCCTGAGCCAGTTGTAGAGGCTCCTATGCCAGAAACAAAGGTGGAAGAGGTTGCTGTACAAAATAATATTGAGGCTTCTGTATCAGAAGTTCAAGAAAATGTAACAGCAATTACAACCGCAGATTTGGCAAGAGGTTCTGATACTGTTCAGGCAGTAGGTTCTGTTGCCAATGGTGTAATTGGTGTAACACAAACACCAAGGAGTTCTAGAAATACTCCTGCTACAGCACCAAAAACTTCAAATAAAACAGAAGCAATTTACTCTACAAAAAATGTAAGTTGGCCTGGAGTTGGAAAAGTTTATCGTGGTTATAACATAGTAACTCCACAACAAAGGGATAAATGGTTAGAGCGTGACCATATTCGTATTGCTACACCTGAAGAGGTTGCAAGGGAGTTTGGTCGCTAAATGCAAATTCTGAGAGTCCCGCCATATAATTTAAGTGTAACTTTAAATGTTGGATCTGCATCCACAGAATATGATTACATAATTACCGATATGGCGGACTCTTCAGTTATAGAGGACTCAATTACTTCTAGTGCAAACTCTAAAGTAGTAATTCCGATATCTTCAAAATATGATACACAATATAAAATAGAAGTTGATGGAGATGAATATTTTATTGATGTGGTTCGTCCATATATTAATCCAGACGAGCATGGAACTACAGCAAGCGAAATTGCAACATATGCATCTAATGAAGAATTAGCCAGAGCAATTATAGATTCTGTATGTGATGTAGAATTTTATTATAAGAAAAAAGTAATTCAAACAACAGGTCAAGGAACAGACTACTTACCTATTTGGGTAAACGGCAAAAAGGTTTTAAAAGTTTATGAAAATAACGTATTGCTTTATAATGCAGATGACTTAGAAAATTCTGTTTCAGCATTTGAAATTATTCCAGATGGATCAGCAATTACAATGACATTTAATGATGCAATTAACAGGGATGAATCTGCTCGTATTTTATTGCCAGCATCACCAACAGATATTGCAGAACTTGATTATTCAGCAAGAGGATTTCCAAAAGGTTGGGACTATACAATCATATTAGAAGTTGGTTATAACAAGGTTCCATCTGATATTGTAAGGGCAACAGAATTATTAATTCATGATATTGATTGTGGAAAGTTAGATTATTACAAACGTTATATAGGTGCTTATAATACAGATCAATTTAGAATTCAGTTTGATAAAACAGTATTTGAGGGTACTGGCAATTTAATTGTAGACAAGATACTTGATAAATATCGTAAACCGATTGAGTTCGTTGGGGTACTGTAATGGCAATATGCGAAACTCCAGACTTCGCATTTCCCATGCAAGCAGACGTATATCATCCAATTGTTGAGCAGGGCATTTATGGAGAAGTTAAGAAGACTTGGATATTAGATAGAACAATAGCATGTTCGTTTACTTCTGCAGGTACAGCATTTAAAGAAGAAGTAACTCCAAATATTAATATTACACAAGACAAATTATTACTTGGAAGATGTAAAACAGACATAAGGATATCTAGCCTTGAGGCAAGAAATTCTGTAACAAATGTTATCATTACAAATATTAAAGATAAAAATTGTAATGAAATTTATACAGAAACTTCAGGACCACGTGCAGGGAAATCCACAATATTTGAGATAGCAACTCAAGATCCGTTTACTGGTCCATTTGGCAGTGTAGAATATTATAAACTTGTTCTGCGTAGATCTGAAAATCAGGCGGTAGATGTATGAGAGTTGTATTTAATAATACTGCATTTCGGAAAGATATGAAAAACATTATTGAATATTCTATTGGATATGTTGAAGGAATTCAGGGCGGAAAGAAGGCATTTTTAAGTACTCTTGGATTAGAAACAGTAGAATTAATGAAAGAATATATAGATTCAAATGCTAGAGTTAATCCAGAAATACTTCATCATGTTTATGAATGGAACCAGACAGGAAGCCCAAATGCTAGATTATTTGATATACAATATGTAGCAAGTCCAATAGGTCTTTCTTTTAAATCAACTTTTAAACAATCTACATCTATTAAAAATGGATCTCGTGTTCCATTTTATGACAAGGCTAGAATTATGGAGCAGGGAATTCCAGTTACTATTATTCCTAAAAGAGCACAGGCATTAGCATTTGAGGTAGATGGAGAAACAGTATTTACAAGACAGCCAGTTGAAGTTTTAAATCCTGGAGGAAATGCAGTTCAAGGTGGATTTGAAAAAGTTTTTGATTCATTTTTTAATAGATTTTTTACACAAGCATTTTTACGAGTAAGTGGAGTTGCCAAATACTTAGAAAACCCAGTGTCATATAAAAAGAATTTACGTGCAGGCAAACGTGGCGGTAAAGCAAAAGGATATGAGACGGGCTATCGCTGGATAGCAAATGCAGGAGTTGGACGATGACAGAATCAACATCAGTATTAAACACACCAGTATTATGGATTAATCAATACCTTAAAGAAAAGATTTCTGAGTTATCTGGTTTGGAGGATGTTCCATTTTTCCCTACTGGACCTTCTACATTAGAGACTCTTCAGAAACAGTTTCCAGAAGGTGGAACCATGGCAGTTTGGGACAGAATGTTTAGAATGCGTAGAGGTCCATTCCCACATATAAAATGTGAGCAGGTATTATATTATTTTTATGCTAGTGGCTCTGAGCCTACACTACAAATGATTAAGATACAAGAAGCAGTGATGAGGCTACTAGATCGTGGAGATGAAAGCGCTCAAGAACTAAACTCATGGGTTATAGGAAAATCTTTTAATGGCATGCAGTGTGAGTTTTACTTCCATAACTTTAAGATATACCAGTTAGAAGAGTCAAGAGATATAGTCGACTTTGGAACAGCCCGAACATATGCGGGTAATAAGATCATTATTGACTATGACTATCATCAATCTACTACTAAGCGCAATGAAGACGGGTCTATTATAAGACTTGGGATACTGGGAAATTCATAAAAAGGCTGTATACTTAGCAATGAGGAAACACGCCTTTGATTTCTATAGAAAAAAAGAGGTGAAATAAATAATGGCTCTAGGTAATAGTAATAATATTATCGTCGGTGCAGCACAGTTATGGATTGCTGATGCTCCTTTAGCAGTTGGTGGAAACCCCGCCCCTGTTTCTGGAACAAAGTATTCTGTAACAATGGATGGCGAATCCGATGATTTCCGTTCAGTCGGATATACTATGAATGGTTTGGAACTACAATTCCAGCCAGATTTCGGTGAAGTTCAGGTTGACCAGGTTCTTGACGTTGCTAAGTTGTTTAAGCAAGGCATGCAAGTAAACCTAAATACTACTTTTGCTGAATCTACATTGGAGAATCTTCTTGTTGCAGTTGCAGGATCAATTACTGATCTTACAGGCTCTGCCTCAACTTCCAACGGTCAGACATTTAACATCAAATCAGGTAATCTTGGCGAATGCCCAGTAGAGCGTGGTTTGGTTGCTGTCGGCCCAGGAACTGGTGACTGCGATGAGGGATCTAACAAGGAAAGAATTTATGTTGCATACCGTGCACTTTCAATTGAAAATGTTACAGTATCAGCAAAGCGTGATGAGGCTACAATGTTTGAAGTTTCGTTCCGTCTTCTTCCAGATGACACAACTGGTTCATACGGTAAGATCATTGATCGTACAGTAACTCCAGCACCATAATACAACTTAATAAAATCAGAAGGCTCAGCCATATTTGAAAAGGCTGGGCCTTTCTGTTTGATATAATAAAACTATGGCTACAGAAATATATAATAGTGATTATATTAGTTTAATTGATGGAACAGAAATATATATAACTCCATTAAAAATAAAGTATTTACGTCAATTTATGTTGCAGTTTGAAAATGTAAGAAATGCAAATAGTGACGAAGAAGCAATTTCTGAATTAGCAAAATGTGCTTTAATTTGTATGAAACAATATTATCCTATTATAAAAACAATAGAAGAGTTAGAAGATAATATAGACTTAAAAACAATATATAGAATATTAGATATTGCTGCAGGAATTAAAATAGATAAAGAGTCTCAGGAAAAAGTAAAAGACCAAGCAACCGAAAGTCCAGGAGCATCTTGGGATAAACTAGACCTTGTTAGGCTAGAGGCAGAGGCATTTCTTCTTGGTATATGGAAAGATTATGAAGAATTAGAAACATCTATGTCGATGCCAGAATTAACAGAAACCCTTAATATAAAAAGAGAGTTAGATTATTCAGATAAAAAATTTTATGCTGCAATACAAGGAGTAGACTTAGATAAAAATACTAAAAGATCTAATGCTTGGGAAGATATGAAGGCTAGAGTTTTTAGTAAAGGTAAGGCTACAGGATCTAATGATATAGTTGCGCTTCAAGGCATAAATGCTCAAAATGCAGGTTTTGGAATTGGCATGGGCCTAGATTATGAGGAAATAAAAGACTAAAAATAAAACGCACTATGGTATAATTAATTCAACCTTATAAGGAGGAATTAATGGCTACAACTGTGCACGAACCAAAAGAAATCGTATTAATCGATGGCACAAAAATAAAAGTACGACCACTGAAGATATCCCTTCTTCGTCCATTTATGAAGAAGTTTGAAGGTATTGCAGCAGTGGCAGATGATAATGAAAAATCAATGAATATACTTATGGAGTGTGTTGCTATTGCAATGCAACAATATAAACCAGAGTTATCGGAAGACTCTTCTGCATTAGAAGAGAATTTAGATCTTCCAACAGTTTATAAAATCGTCGAAGAGGCTTCTGGCATCAAACTAACTGATGCAACACTTCTTGGCGGTCTTACAAACTCATAAAAAATAAATAGTAATAGAGGTGTAATGGAATGGCTGATGTTCAATCTAATATTCATGTAAATATAGATACGTCTGAAGCATTAGCCAGTATAAAACTTCTACAAAAACAAATATCAGCATTCCATACATCTATGGCAAAGAGTGGTGCTGCAGCAGCAGCCGTCTCTGCCAATATGCAACAAAACTTAATCAATTCTCTTAATGCTACTGGAAAATGGTCTGCCTCTATGCGGACTGTTAAAACAACAACTGAATCTTTTACTACTGCCCTTGAAAAAAATAAATTATCAATGCGAGATTATTATCGCTATTCAATGGGAGCAACCAGATCATTTGGAAGATTTTTTAAATCTGAATTTGACACAATAAATAAAGTTGCACGTGAACGTGTAAAAGATTTACAGACACAATATATTAAATTAGGCAGAGATGCAAATGGTGCAATGAAGGCAATTGCCATTAGACCGCTTGCTCTTGATATGCAAAATTATGGAACACAAACTGCAATTGCAGCGCAGCGTCAAGCATTACTTAATCAATTATTAAAGCAAGGCGCAACCAATATGCTTAATTTTGGTAAAAATACTCAGTGGGCTGGTCGTCAGTTAATGGTTGGTTTTACAATACCATTAGCATATCTTGGAACTGCTGCTGCTAAAACATTTATGAAATTAGAAGAGCAAGCAATTAGATTTAAGCGTGTTTATGGGGAAATGTTTACAAGTGGTGAAGAAACAGATAAGATGTTAACCCAAATTCAACTTCTTGCAAAAGAGTTTACAAAATATGGAGTAGCAGTTGAAAAAACAATGGAGATGGCAGCAACTGCAGCAGCGCAAGGTAAAATGGGGGCAGATTTATTAGCACAGATAAATGAAGCAACAAGGTTAGCAGTTCTAGGCGGAGTCGAACAAGAACAGTCATTAGAAACAACAATATCGTTAACAAATGCTTTTGGATTATCTGCAGAAAAATTAGCAGAAAAAATTAACTTTTTAAATGCTGTAGAAAACCAAACTGTAGTTTCTATTGAAGATTTAACGGTTGCAATTCCAAAGGCTGGCCCAGTAGTTAAACAACTTGGTGGAGATGTAGAAGATCTAGCATTCTTTTTAACAGCCATGAAAGAGGGTGGAATTAATGCGTCCGAAGGCGCTAACGCTTTAAAGTCTGGTCTTGCATCATTAATTAATCCTACAGAGAAAGCATCAAAAATGCTTGCAGATATGGGTGTTAATATAACAGGAATTGTAGAAAGAAGTAAGGGTGATGTTAAACAGGTAGTTTTAGATTTTGCAGCAGCATTAAATACTTTAGATCCTTTAAATAGAGCAAGAGCAATAGAGCAACTATTTGGTAAATTCCAATTTGCTCGTTTATCTACCCTGTTTCAAAATGTTATTCAAGAAGGTAATCAGGCAAATCGTGTATTAAAATTAAGCCAGGCTACAACAGAAGAACTTGCTATATTATCTGAACGAGAATTATCTAAGGTAGAAGAATCTACTACTTATAAATTTAAAAAGACTATTGAAGATTTAAAAGTTACTTTGGCGCCAGTCGGAGAAGAATTTTTAAAAGCAATAACTCCTATAGCAGAGTTTGTAGGTAAAATATTAGAAAAATTTAATAATCTTGGAGATGGAACTAAAAAGTTTATTGTAATTTTAACCACCCTGCTTGGAGGAATTGGTCCAATATTTTTAATGACATTTGGTTTATTGGCAAATGGTTTAGCAAATATTATAAAATTATTTGTTAGTATGAAATCAATATTTAATCGTGCAGGACAGTCTTCTACTGTTTTGGGTAATCAGACACAATTTTTAACATCAGAGCAGGCAGAGGCAGCAGCAGTTGCAGCATCGCTAAATCAAGTTCATACAAAACTACAACAAACATTTACTTCTGAAGCAGCAGCCCTCACTGCCTTGGCATCTGCATATCAAAGAGCAATTGCAGCCCAAAGAGGTTTTGGTGGGCCGATTGTTGGTAAGGGAAGAAAAGGTTTTGCTAAAGGAACAACTAATGTAAAACCATTTTACTTCTCAAGAGGAACAGATTCAGTTCCTTCAATGTTAACTCCTGGAGAAGCGGTAATTCCTGCAGGACCAGCACAAGATCCAGCAAATAAACCAGCAATAGCGCATATGATTGCTGGAGGAACTATGGAACAATTTTCCAAGGGAACAAAGGGTGCTGGTGACTTCTCACATATTGGGAATCCAAGAACAATAGGTGCATTAGATTTAGTTAATAAATTAAAAGCATTGCCTGCAGGAATTATAAGTGCACGAGCAATGCAGGCAATTGAAGCAGTTGCAATGAAGTTTGCAAATACATTAAAGATAAATCTTTATGGAAAATTAGGTATAACAACTGGTATGTCTAATGTTGATGGACGACAAGTTTCAATGAATAACCTAATGAAGCCAGGTGGACGTGGAGTTGCTAAAGGCGAATTTATGGCTGATTGGGATAAGAGAGGTCTTAATAGATGGAAGATATCTCTACGCAATGGTGGAATGAAGATGCAAGATGTTGTCCAAGATTTATCAATTTTGGATGCACATATGAAAGATTATTTGACTAGCCTTGATGCAAATACTAGAGTAACAGATGTTCATGTAAAAGAAGCCTACGAATATGGCAGAAGAAAAATGGGTGCTGAGAATAGATTAATTAAATCTTTTGATCAGTTAGCAACTACTGCTGGAGAGGCTAGAATAAATATTTCTCAGGCTGCACAAAAGGCTGCAGGGCTTGCAACAGTTGCAGGTGGCGGAAGTAAGGGTGCTGTTGATGTAAACGGAATGAAGATTCGTCGTGGAGGAGATAGGTTTACATTCTATAAACGAGCAGGCTTTAGTTTAGCAAGTTTAGCAGAAAAAGGTTTGGCAGAAGGAATGATGGAAAAAGCACAAGTTGCATCTCCTTCAAAAGTAACAAAAAAGATTGGTGGAGAAATAGCATCTGGTGCTATTTTAGGTCTTAAAGAATATGTTGATGATGCAAGAGCAGCAGGAAAACAAATTGGTAGTGCAGCAACTCAAGGAGTAATGTCTCAGGCTCAATTGGCAGCAGCATCTAGAGCAGCATTATATGGTACAGGACCAATAGATCCAGCACAAAAGTCTTTGCGTAGACAATTAGAGCAGCAAGCAAGAGCAAAAGCATTAGCAGAGAAAGCAGCATTAAGACAGTCAACAATAGTCCCTATGGTAAATAATGCTGGACCTTCTAAGCCAACTGTATCAGGAAGATTTTCTAATTGGAGACAAAATAAAATTGAGGAACAAAGGGCTGCAAAGGCAGAGCGTGGAGGAAGGCCAGGAGTTGGCATGGGCGGAGTTGGCATGGGCTTATCAATGGCTGCAATGGCTGGATCTATGGCTCCTGGGAAAGTTGGAGAAATATCTCAAAAATTAATGATGCCACTAATGATGCTTACAATGATTGGGCCTATGCTTCAAAGCCCAATAGGTGCCTTAGTGGTTGGTATAGGCGCAATGGCTGCTGGTATTATTAAATTAAGAATGGAGTTTGATAAAGCACAAGATTCAGCAATTAAATTAAGAGAATCTCTTTCTGCAAGCAGAGACTCTATGAGAAATCTTGCAAAGTTTTCTGGCAATGTTACTGCTGGAGAAATTATGGATAGAAGAAACAAGCAAAAATTTGGATTGGTAGGAGCAAAGCCAGGCAAAACAACATTTGGAGAAGCATATGTTTCTAGCAAAGAAGGAAAGGCTGTAATGGATGCCACCACCGAATCCTTAAAAACTCGTGGTGTAAAATCAACTGGAGAAGACCTAACGAATCAACTAGTAAGCAGCGTTTTATCTGGAGCAATAGATGCTAATCAAGCAAAATCAATAGCCTTAAATATTGGACAAAAGACAGGAAATTATGGATTAGGGTTTGCAGTAACTGCACAAATAAATGAATTAATTGGTCCAAATGGAGAAAATTTAGAAAAAGATCCTTTAGAAGTTAGAATGAAGTTAATAGAACAAACAGAAAAAAACAATAACCAACTATTCCAGCAAATGCAGGAAAAGGGTGGTCGTGGCGGATTTTTAAATATAGGAGCAGTAGATCCAAAGGTTGCTATGGGTGGAATGACTGCTGCAGGTGCTGGAATTGGTGCAGCAATTGGAACAGCAATATTGCCAGGAATTGGCTCTGTAATTGGTGCAGGAATAGGTGCTATAGGTGGTGCTGTTGGAGGATATTTTGCACAAAGAAAAGCAAATGAAAGAAATGGTAAATTGTCTGGAGCAGTTGTTGCATCACAAAGAGCACAAATGGAGCAACAAAAAGAAATGTTAGATTCTTTAGATTTATATTATCAAAAGAAAATTAAAGAATTAGAATTAGAAGGAAAGATAGCGGAAGCAAAAGAACTACAGGCAAAATATGATAAAGATAGAAACGATCTTGTTGATAAGGGCGCACAATTAAGTAAAGATATAATGACAAATTATGGAGCAACTAAGGGTAATGTAAGATCAGCAATGGATACTGGTATAGATAAACTTCTTACACAAAGATATAAGGGTAGTGATGAAATACAATATCTTGACGCTGCTAAAACTTTATTGTCAGAATCAGCATTAACAAAAGAACAGCAATATTTAATTAAAGTAAAAATGTCAACTGGAGAATTAACTCCAAGCCAGCAAATGTTTTTATTTAGTAATTTTGGAGACAACAAAGAAGTACAAAAACAGTATATGGACATTATAACTAGATTTAGTGCCACTACAGCAGACAATGCTACACGTGTAATGGGAATGTTTTCTAATCCAGATGGAACACCAAATAAAGAGTTACAGACTAAATTTTTAGCAAATGTGTCTACTAAAGATAACGATAAAGATGCATCAAAATATGTAGACTTTTTCGCAGAAGTTGCAAATACTAATGGAGTATTTGATATGTCAGCAATATTAAATTTTTATATGAAAAATCCAGAGGTACAAGAAAAAACACAAGAAGTAATTGATAACATTGATAAAAATAAGGGTAAGTTAACTCTTGACGTAATGACTAACTTTTTACCAGAAAATGTTATGGGTTCAATTGATCAAGCATATTTTGAAAAACTATCTCAAGATGAAAGAATAACATATTTAAAAGAAATTGCTACCATTGTAAATGTTCCAGATCCAGTAATACAGGCAGATCCTGAATTTATTAAATGGCAAAAAGAAGGTGCTTTGTATAATGGAGTTTCATATACCAATAAAAGTATTGGAGAACAGATTGCTGCCTATAGACAATTTCAACCTTGGAAAGTTACACAAGAATCTATTGCCCAGGCTAACGCAGCACCACCAAAGAGTCCTAGTAGCGGTGGAAAGGTAGATTCTTCTCCTCTAGATGATATTGTTAAAAAGTTAAGAGATGTTCGTAAAAATCAAATCAAAGTAACAGAAGGCTGGAAGGCTTCAATGAAAAGTTTAGACTCACTTTTTGGAGGCAAAAAACGACTAGAGATTTTTAGCGGTATAGAACAAGATCTTGCAAGGTTGGGTGCTAAAGGTAATTTTATTGAACTTATTGTAGGAATGGACCCTAAAGAATACGAAAAACGTAAAAATAATTTATTTAAGTTTGACAATAAAGGAAATATTATCGGTCTTAAACGTGATGCTAAAACCATTCAAGAAGCATTAAATGCCGTTGTTGCTGGAGACTATGCATCGCAAATGGTTCAATTAAAACAAGAAATTGCAGATCAGTCAAAGGCTTATGATATATTAAGAGAGGCTGGATTAAGTTATGCAGATACACAAGAGTTAATTGCCGATAAAGCATTTGCTGCAATGGTAGCGTCAGAGGGTAATACAAAGGCTGCACAAAGATTAATTAAATTATTAAAAGAAGCAAAAACTTTATCTAAAGGAAATCAAATTAAAACTGATTTACAAGGTGATATTGATGCAGATAAGCAGGCTGCAGCAGCAAGAGCAAATTTAGCAAAAGTAGCAAAAGAAAAGAATTGGAGTTGGCTTGAAGCAGATGCAATTCTTAGCGACGATACCCTAAGAGAAGCAATGGCAAATTGGGATAAACTTACAAAAGAGCAAGCAGCAGTATTTCAAGAAAGATTACAACAAGTACTTAACTCTATAGAATTTAAAGAATCTATATTTAACAAAGGCTTTGAAAAGGCTATGGAAAAGTTTTCTGTTATGGAAACTAAAATTGATATTGATTTTCAGTTTAAAACATTAAAAGATCAAGACATTATTGAAAAAGCACAAGATAAAATTGCTGGAATTAATTATGAAATAGATGATTGGGAAGCAAGTTTAAAGAGTATTGAAGAGCAAGAAGAAAAAATTAATGATAAGTATGATGCTAAATATAAAGCATTAGATGAAATTCGTTCTATTAATGAAAAAATATCAAGACAGCAAAAGGGTCAATTAACCTTAGCAGATGCTTTATCTCAAGGAGATATTGCAGCAGCAGCAAGAGCAGCACAAGATATTAGAGCACAACAGGCAACAGATGCAATTGATAATCAACAAAAATTACTTGATGCTGCTAAAGAAAACGAACTAGCAAATATTAGAAATGAAAAAGGATATACTCGTGCACAAATAGAAGATCAGATTAAAAAATTACGTGATCAAATATTTAAAATTGAAGAAGAAGAACTTGAGCCAGCACAAGAAAGAGTACGTATTGAAGAAGCAAAAAAGAGAGAACTAATTCAATCGCTTACAGTTCTTGGAAAAAGTAAACTAGAGTGGGAGGCAATAAAAAATAGAATAGATATTGCAAGAACATCTAGTGCAGAATATATGCAAGCAATTGCTGCAGCGCTTGGAGTTGTTGAAGATATTGTTAATTATTGGAATTCACTTGATGGAAAAATAATTACAACTACACATAAAATTATAACTATATATGAAAATTCTGGCGGAACGGGACCAGGACCAGGACCAGGGCCAGGACCAGGGCCAGGACCAGGACCAGATTCACCATGTGGACCTGGCTATATTATGAATGATGCTGGAAACTGTGTACCAATTGTAAGCGAATGTGGTCCAGGAATGGTCAGGGCAGATGATGGAAGATGTGTTCCTGCAGGATCGTTTAATTCTTCTGACGACACAGACGGTAATAATAGCGGGTCTAAAAATAATAATGGATCTACTACTGGATCTACTACTGGATCAACTAAAGATTATACTGGAAGAGAAACTAATGGTTTTACCAAGTATTTGGATGAGGCAAAAAGCGAATACGATAAAGTTGTTGCAAAATCTTTGACTCCTGGAGCAACCCCAAGCGACTTTGGTCATGATTTAGCAAGACTAGATCAAGCAGTAATTAATGCAATTAACTTAGTTGATGAAAAAAATAAATATAATGCTATGGTAGCAGAAACAATTAAACCTGGAACTGCTGCTACTGCTGCGTATAATAAGATAGTTGAAGATAGCAAAAAGGCTGGGGCTACTGTAAGTGATTTTGGATCTCAGTTAGCAGCAGCATCACAAAGAGTAATCAATGATAGTAAGAAAAATCAAAGTCCAAGTGATTTTGGGCATGCACTTGCAGCACAAGATAAGAAGGTTGTAGATTTAGCAACAAAGGTAATGGCATCATCTCCTTCTGCATCTAAGGCTGCAGCCGAAGCAAAAGCCAAAGCAGATGCTGCTGCAAAGGCTAAGGCTGCTGCAGACATTGCTAAGTTTGGCGGAAATTCTATAGCAGCGTCACAGTTTGCTAATTGGCCTTCAGGTAAATCTTCTGGTGGAATTATTAAAAGGTTTGCTGTTGGTGGCCCTGTAATTGGGACAGATGTCATTCCTTCAATGCTTACTCCTGGTGAATTTGTTATGAGTAGATATGCAGTAGATAGTTTTGGCCTTGATAAAATGAGAGCAATAAATAACGGAACTTATTCTGATGCTTCAGTGTATAATTACAGTATTGCTGTTAATGTAAAGTCTGATGCAAATCCTGACGAAATTGCACGAGCAGTAATGGGTCAGATTCGTCAGGTAGATTCAAAGAGATTAAGGAGTAGAGCGGTCTAATGGCAACAGCAAATTATATAACTGGAAGAAGAAGATATCAAAGACCACAAGCGATGCTTTGGGCCAATAACTCTGGAACGTTGGTAGAAACTACTCCAGGAGGATCCAAAATATATGTTCCTACAGGATTAGAAGTAGGTCAAGACGTTGGAAGTGAAACAAATGAATTATTATATAATCAATTTATTATTCTTTCTGATGATAATAGACAAGAAATAGATTTTAGACCAGTTCGAATTGAAAAAAGAGAAAGAATGATTAATGGTAGAATGAGATCTTATCACATAGCAGATAAACTACAGATAAGTACATCTTGGCAAATGCTACCATCTCGTTCTTATTTTCAGGTACCAGAGTTTAATGCAACTACTGGAAAATCTCCACATATTAATGATAATAATTTAGAATTTACAACCGACGGAGGCGCTGGTGGTGTTGAAATTTTAGATTGGTATGAAAATCATAAAGGACCTTTTTGGGTTTACTTATCTTATGATAAATATAAAAATTTTAAAAATGAAGATGGAAATATTGATAATGACTCATATGCACATTTACCACAATATAATCAATTAATTGAAATGTACTTTACAGACTTTAACTATACTGTAGTTAAAAGAGGCGGAAGCAATTTTGATTTTTGGAATATAACGGTTACATTGGAAGAAGTATAATGTTTCAAAATGAAAGTCTAAAAACACATATTGAGTCATCGAACACAATAAAAACTCAATCTGCAATAATTGCAGAATGGAATATGAATATTGCTAATAATATTTTTAAAATAGGAAATTATAGATATAGACCTACGTTATCTGTTTCAGAAAAATACAAACTTATACCAAATAGTTTTGATGTAAATGATCTTGGAAATTTTTATACTAACGCTACAGATTCAGATATTAAAATAGACGGAGGAATTGACCCATCAGATAATGAGCAGCCGTGGTTCCTTTTATCACAAAACGTTAAAAATAAAATGTTATATTCTTTAGAGGATTGTTTTAAAAAATTTAGACCAAGGTCTGGAATTAACAAATCAACATATATTCCAGGAAGAAAAATACATCATTCAAATTTAAATATGTCAAATAGACCAAGGTATTATATGGCAGATAAAAATGATAATTTTAAATATTGGACATCATATAGAACTGAAAATGGTTCAGTTTTTGGAATTGCCAATAAACAAATTAATGGTCAATACTTTATCGATGATGCCTGTCCATTTGTTGTGTATAGTAATCCTGTACCAGCAAATAGAATAGTTGTTAAGATGCAAACAAACGTAGGCTCTATTGACTTAGGTCCCTTTTCTGGACCTGGGGGATCTTTTCCAGATCCGCTTTATGGGGAACTCAATAAGACAACTCCATTAAAATGGAAGATTCAGTATTTAAAACAGAACGATTGGATAGATGTTATTTCATTTGATTCAAATTCAAAAAGAAAAGACGGTACATCAATTATTAAATCAGATGGATATGTAGAACTAGCCTATGGACTTAAGGTTCCTGATAAATATAAAGATGTTTTCATACGTGCAGAAGAATACTATAGTGAATCATTTTTACCAAAAGAATCCGTAAATGGGTATGCATATCTAATAAAAGAAAATGAAAATGATATAGGTATTTATCATATATGGTTTAATAATTCATGGGAAACATTTATTCCAACATATGGGTGGTATTTAGAAGAAGAAACAGTTACAAGGCTAACTAATTTTGTAACAGACTTAACAGCCCCAATATCTTTTTTATCTCAAAATGAGAATAAAACAATATATAGAGAGTTTGAAAATATAAGGGGTATAAGAGTTATCGTAGACACAATGAATAAAGTTAATTCTACTTTTGATTTAATTGAACTTTCACCTAGACTTGTTGCAGATATTTCAGAAAAAGTAACTGGATTTTCAGTTAAGAAATCTGCATCCGATCTAGGATCTAGTGGCCTTCCAGTTGGACAACTTTTAGCATCTGTTGGTAGCCTTTCTATATTTGACTATGACGATGCGTTTAATGAAAATAATACAGAAAGCATTATATCTAAATATCTTTCAAATAATATACAAATTAAATTTTATGACATTGTGGTTGATGTTGACGGATATGATTATATGGTTCCAATAAAAACATTGTACTGTGATGCATTTCCTAAGTATAATCCAAATGACAGAAAGGTAAATCTTGAATTAAGAGATTTATATTTTTATTTTGAATCGATTATTGCTCCACAAATGTTAGTTACAAATGTTTCATTAAGTTATGCAGTTTCTTTGCTTTTAGATTCTGTAGGATTTTCGAACTATACATTTAAACGTTTATCTACAGAAAAAGAATTAATAATTCCATTTTTCTATATTGGCCCCGACAAAACTGTTGCATCTGTATTAAATGATTTAGCAATATCAACACAAACAGCAATGTTTTTTGATGAGTATAATAATTTTATTATGATGAGTAAAAACTATATGCTACCAAATTCATCAGAAAGACAAAGTAGTTTTACTTTTTATGGTTCAAAAGATTTTGTTCAAGATAATGAAATACAAAATAAAACTATAAATTCAAAACTAACCAATATTATTGATATTGCATCAACCGATAAAAGCGTATTTAATGATGGAAAAATTAATTATAAAAGTAGGTATATTCAAAGATCATATGGAACCATAAAGCAAGCAAGTATGGTTGATAATGATGCTGCTGCAAAAAATTGGATATATAAACCAGTTCTTTTATGGGAGGTAACTGGTGAAAATGCTCTAAGGTCTATTAATGGAGAAACTCAGAGTCAGTCTTCTTACAGTTTATCTGCTATACCATTAAATTCTGATTTAAGTTCTGTGGTGCCGTTTGTTGTTGGAAATCAATTAACAAATAACACAATAGATTTAGGAGAAGCAGTATATTGGTTAGGAAGACACTCTGGATATTTTTATGCAAATGGAGAAATAATAAAATTTGATGCAGTACAATATAGTATTCCTGGAGCAGAAAAAATTATTGCTACACAAGAATTGAATGGTAAAGTAAGTTATAGTACTACTAATATAGGTGCTATAGGAAATGTATGGATAAGTAGTAATCAAGAATATCAAAATTATTTGGGCAAACTAACATTTAATGGAAAAATATACCCAACAGGATTAGTTAGAATATATGCTGAACCTAAGTATGAAGAAGTTAATGGTATAACAGTAATGAAAAATGGTGATGTGGCAAGACATGGTCGTGGACAGTTTGGCACTCCTATACTAACACATAAGGCAGGTTTAGATGAATACTGGACAAATAACTCTTATGTTAGAGGAATGGACATGAAGAGTGAGTATTTATTTGGATTACAGTATATTGCTCAAACACAAGATGAAATAATTGATAGCATATCAGAAACTACAGAATTATCAAATAATCCTGCAGGTGTAAACAACATTAAGGCAAAAGAAAACAAAAGAACTGGAATTATTAAAAACTTTTTGTCTACATCATTTACTAAAGAAACTCAAAATAATACAATAAAATCTACACAAACTGGATCAATACAATCATCTGCTTTAGTTATGAATGGCCCTTCATTTTCAACAACAGAAACTCCCATTAACTTTTTGTCTTATCAATATAAAGCATTAACCAACAAGTATAAACACTTCGGGACTAGAATGAGAATAGTTGGAAAAATAGAAGCAACTGAAACAAGGGGACAGACACCATTGAACTCAACCCCATACTACGTACTTCCTGGATCACAACCTAATCAAAGTTTAAATATATCTGGAGGTTCTGGTGGAATAGCAGTTTTACTTAATCCAGAAACAAATGTTGGATATTATTTTGAAATTATATCTTTAACAGAAAAAAATGTAAGTGATTATTCATCTGCTGCAGAAAATTTACATAATGTTGTTTTTTATAAAATTTTATCTGATGAAAATGGAAATGCTATTCCAATTAAACTTTGGGGTGGATTTACGAGTATAGTAGTAGACGATGGCAATTTCACTGGACAGTCACGAATTATGGGAGAAGAAAATCCAACAGTTTATGATTTGGCTATTGAATATAAAGAGTTGGGATCAGTTAGACAATTTTATTTATATATAAATAATCAAATAGTAGGAATCGTTGATGACAACAGTCCAACGCCAGTATATAATAATATGGCATTATTTGTACGTGGTGGATCAAAATGTATGTTTGAAAATATATATGCACTAACAAACAACTATAGTCAAAATACTATTTTTTCATTAGATACACCAGTAGCAGCAGCATTTGGAGACAATGAAATTAATGCAAACGAATCCTTTAGAAAATATGCAATGTCTGGAATTATTCAGTCTACGTATTTATCTGGAATAAGTCCAAGTCAGCCACCTTCATTTAATATGTATTTTGAAGAATTTGGAACCATAATGCGAGAGGCTGCTTATTTAAAAATAAGATATGACAAAGCATATCCAGCATTATATGCACAACTTTCTCCAACTTTTAACAGAATAAAAGGTTATACTGTGTCTGGATTTAGGGCTGGATCTTATGGGGCAGAATTTTTAATATTTAACTCTACAGATACAACTATTAATTTAGATGAAACAAGTGGAAATTACTTAAGAATACAAGGTATTACTTTTACTCAGCAATCAGATAATGAGTTGACAGTTGATAATTATTTTGCAAAAAATAGTAATTTTTCTGATCCACAAATTGGTAAAGATGGGCTTATAGTTTCTCCAATAAGATCTCAACAAGATTATGACAAAATAAAAACAAGCAGGCTTACATACGGCAGAAAAGAATTTTCAATTGATCCTCCATATATTCAGTCTGAAGATGATGCAAATGAATTAATGTCTTGGATTATTGAAAAAATTATGAAACCAAGAAAAAATATAGGCATGAAAGTTTTTAATACTCCAATTATTCAGTTAGGTGATATTGTAAATATAGAATATAAAAATGAAGACAATGTTAATGTTATTGCTCCATCAACATCTAACTTTGTTGTTTATAATATAGATTATCAAAAGGATATAGGTGGTCCTAGCATGACACTATATTTGAGTGAGGTATAAAATGGTATATTTTACTGGAGACGGAAAAATTGTATATGATGATTATCCAATTCCCGCTACACATGAAGAAAAAATGTCCTGGAAATATGGAAGTGCACAAAGAGTAACTAGTCAACAGCAGTTAGACGAATATGGAGATTATATTAGTGGTTTGAATGCAATACCAGACGATCCAACTGTTCTATACCCAAACGGAACCGTAGATGGTGATGTAAAGCCAGCAACAACAGACATTATATTATTTAAAGACGAAACGTTGCCTATAGAAATAATGACAGACCTAATATTTGAAAATATAGGTGGTCAAGAATTAATTAATATTATTAGATCTGATTTAGTAAATGGACAAAATGTTTTATATCAACCAATAAAAAATCTTAGTAATGTATACTTTCAGTATAACCCACAGAATATTCTTGGGCTACAAGATATAGATTCAAACTATTTTAAACAGTTTCCAATAAATTTTTCTAGCAAGGTTCCTGTGTGCGGGACAGGCCCAGAATGCTCTATCGTATATATTGATGCAGAAACTGGAGACTTAGTAATAAACGTAGTTAATTTGGCAAAAGACGAGCAGGTAGAAATATCAATAGTTTCAGATGGGGAAGTATTAGATGATACAATATACGAGGTGTAAATATGATTACTAATATTGGAAAAGGCATTATCTCAAAGTATTTAATTGGCCAGGCTCCCGCTTATGCTTCATATATAGCAATAGGTTGCGGTGCCAAACCATTGAATACAGCAGAACCTTTCGGTAACTATTCGGATAAAGAAGTTTTAGATTTTGAAATGTTTAGGGTTCCAATAGTTTCTCGGGGATATGTAAATGACAATGGTATTGAAAAAATAGTATTGACTGCAGAACTTCCTACAGACGAAAGATATGAAATCTCAGAAGTTGGAGTATATTCTGCAGGAGCAAATCCATCTGCAGGGGCTTATGATTCTAGATCTCTTTTTGCTTTTACTGTAAATGAAAACTGGGAATATCACGATCAATTAGGAAACTCTGGAGCATTGAGCATTATATATGAACCACTAGGAGAAAATAATACTATAGATCAAACACAAAAAGCCTTTCAAACAAACTCTGATAATTTAGTGTTTACAGATTCTGCTAGAGTACTTAGATATGAAAGAGCAAGATTTTTTAATAATATTGTTATGATGAGGGGAGATTCTGCAGATCTAGAAATTTCTTCTGGGCATTTATCAGTAGGAACTGGCTCTGCCCACATTCACCTTGCTGGAACTGCACTAGACTTTAACAAAAACTCCCCAACCGATCAAATTAAATTAGCCTTTTCTGTAATAAATAAAGAACCAGATGGATCAATAATTCCAGACGAAGTAAGAATTTTATTAGAGTTTGCAGAATCAGATTCCCCTGGAGTTGGAGAATGGGCTAAGTTTGAAATAATTATGAATAAAAATGATTATGATTTTGAAAATAATAGATATTATGTTGCTACCAAAGAATTACAAGAATTATATAAGAGTTCTGGATTCACCTGGAATAATGTTTCTATAGTAAAAATATATTCTACAGTATTAAAAAATGAAGAGCCTTCAGAAAATTTTTATGTTGGACTTGATGCAATTAGATTTGAAAATATATCAACAACAAATCCTGTATATGGATTAACTGGATATACAGTTCTTAAAAATTCTAATGCAGAAACTATTATTAAAGAGGCAAACACTACTAACTATATAGAGTTTAGATTTGCTATGGATGTGCAATAATGCCTAGCCCAGATCAAGGAATAAAAAAGGTAATTATTCCGAAGTCCAAACTTCCAGGATTTTTTGGAAATAATAAGACATATGTTTTAAGATATAGATTTATATCTGAAGATAAAAACAGATTATCACACTGGTCTCCAATTTATAAAATAATTGCAGAAGACACCCCGTCAGAAATTTTAAATAGTATGATTATAGATAAAGATAATAGGGTTATTAATTTGGCATGGGAGCCACAACAAGATATAGAAGAATACTATATTTATATTAAATGGAATAATGCAGGATGGCAATATTATACAAAAACATCACAAACAAATTATTCTATTGTATATCCTATAGACAAAACATATATTCATGTTGCTGTACAGCCAAAAACTATACCTTTAGAAAGATTTGCAGATTCAGAATTATTTGAAAATGAGGGAAGTCTGATATAATTAGACAGGAGGAATTATGGCAAAAATACCATTACCAGAATTAGGTCAACCGCTTGATGTTTCATACATTTATCAAATTGCAAATGCACTCAATGAGTTATCATTACAGGTGTCTCCAGCAATATATAAATATGTTACAGTGGACGTTCCTAATGGAGTGTCTCAAAATGCAAAGGCTTCTGAAACCAGAATAATTGCAGGATATACAGATGTTACAAAAAGTTCAAATCAAAGCCTTGGAAGTCAGCAACCTTTTTCCTATAGTTTTCCAGCAGACTTTAAATTTGCACCAATAGTAACTGCAAGTCCAATCAATATAGGCGGTACAGAGGCTGGTAAAAATGTATCAGTAGTAATCAAAAGCGTTACCACTTCAAAAGTAGATGGAGTTGTTAATTTTAATTCTAGCGGAGATGTCTCAATTGGAATTAATTTAATTATTGTTGGCATACCTAATTAATGATTAGATGTAAAAAATGTTTAAAAAAAATGTTAATAGACAGAGTATACAGTTCTGTCTCTCATATAGAAATATATTGTTTGGTTTGTGGATCAAGAAAATTTTTTCATCCACCGTCTGATTCGGAGGAAGGTAGATGGTTGCTAAAAAAGGAACAAGAACGAGCGAAGAATACAATCTCTCCCCTGTAATTGAGGGTAGTAAGAAGGTTTGGTTTTTAAATAAAGATTTGATAAGAGTAATTCATTATAATAGATCAAATGGCGTTATGTCTATATATAACATAACAAAAGATAAAATTGAAAGTTGTTTAATAAGTGAATTTAAAAATAAAAAAGAGAAAGCATATACTGTATCACAAACAGCAGAACTTGTCAATAGACATAGAAAATATATGCCAACTTTAATGAAGCGTGGAATAATTCCTATGCCAATAGGAGCACAAAAAGATGGCAAAAGGGGATGGCAAATAAGATCTTATTATTCTGAATCACAAGTAAAAGAGATTCGTGATATACTGGCTACGTACCATATTGGTAGACCAAGAAAAGATAATTTAATAACAAACGATATTACTCCCACAAAGGCTGAGTTGACACGGAGAATGGGAGATGGTATACTGACATATACAAAGACTGAAGATGGTAGATTTATACCAATTTGGTCAGAATCAATTTAGCAGAAGGGTATGAAATGGAAGATACAAAAGTATCAGTAACGCTTGGCTATACATACAATCTTGGAAATTTTCAATCACTAAGATTAGATCTCGGAGTTATAGATTCTAAACGTGATGGAGAAAACATAGATCAGGCATTTGAACGTGTATATAAATTTGTTGAAGATAAACTAACAGAAAAAGTAGCAGAAGCAAAGGCAGAAGCAGAAAGCGAGTAGTGTGGCAGAAAAACAGCAGCGATTTGCTCTGTTAAGTAGGTTTGACAAACACTATAAGTTTAAACTAGGGCAAAATCCAACATATAACAAATGGGTAGAGCAAAGTAAGGCAGATGCTCTTATAGAGTCATACGGCATTGAAAAATGTTATGAACTAGTTGAATATTATTTTGAAGTTGCAGAGTCGCCAGATTGGAAGCATTTTGTTTATTTTGCAAATGCTATACTAGAGGCAAAAGAAAGACAAGAAAAAGATTTAAGGGAAAGACAGCAGAGACGGTTGAAAGCAAAGGAGTGGCTAGGTGAATAATTCAGAATCAAAGTTAATATCAGCCGTTCTTAAAGATAAACAAGCCCATGTATTATTGCAGGCTAATGTTGAAAATATATTAACTACACATGTTGATGTTTGGCAGTTTATTAGAAAATATTATGAGCATAACTCTACAGTTCCACCTACAGAATTAGTCGTAGAAAAGTTTAGAGACTTCGAACCCATTTCTGGAGTAGGATCTACTAAGCACCATCTTGAAGAATTGCAGGTAGAGTATCTTTCTAATAGTCTAAAAGATATTATTAGATCTGCTGCAACAGATGTGCAGAGCGGTTCTACTATTGATGCATTAGAAAATCTTATAACTAAAACTGCAGAACTAAGAAAAAATACTGCAACCATTCGTGATATTGATGTAACTGATCTAGATTCAGCAGTTGCATATTTTGAAAACTTAAAGAAGCAACAAGAAGCAGGAGCAATAGGAATTAAAACAGGTCTGCCAGGATTTGATAACTATTTGCCTTCTGGAATCATGCCAGGGCAGTTAGGAGTCTTCCTTGCATATCCAGGCATAGGAAAGTCATGGTTGTCTCTCTATTTCGCCGTACAGGCTTGGAAACAGGGTCGTAGCCCAATGATCATAAGCCTTGAGATGTCTGAGGTTGAAGTGCGTAATCGTGTATTTGCAATTATGGGTGAAGGTGTTTGGTCTCATAGAAAATTGAGTGCTGGGCAAGTCGAAATGGATATGCTTAAATCTTGGCATACTAAGCATGTACAAGGTAAGCCAGAATTTCATATTATTTCAAATGATACAGGTGGAGATATAACACCACTAGTTCTTCGTGGAAAGATTGATCAGTATAAGCCTGACTTTGTTATCGTTGACTATTTACAGTTAATGTCTCCAAACCAAAAGTCAGATAATGAAACTGTTCGTATGAAGAATCTTTCTCGTGAATTAAAGTTAATGGCAATTTCTGAAGAGGTACCAATTATTGCAATTTCTTCTGCTACTCCTGATGATGTAACTAAACTTGAAACTGTTCCAACCCTAGGTCAAACAGCATGGTCAAGACAGATTGCATACGATGCTGATTGGGTTTTGGCTCTTGGTCGAGGGACTAATAGTGATATTATTGAATGCGTATTTAGAAAGAATCGCAATGGTTTTATGGGAGAATTCTTAGTACAGGCTGATTTTGATAAAGGATATTATAGGTATAAAGATTATGAAGATAAGTCAGTATAATATGCCATATGGAGATATATCAGCACAAGCCTATAAAGAGGTTTGGGATGGATGGAGTTATCTATGATGACTCTGCCATATACAGGTTACAACAAGAATATATCAGGCTACTGGTATCTGAAATGCGCCTATCTGGATATGTGCCAAGATTTGATATTGATCCACAGTTTACAATAGAATATAATGAAAAAAACAACACATACAACTTTATATTAAGTATATACGGAATATATATAGGGAGAAAGAAAAGCGAATGGATATTAGGAATAGACGGAACGAAAGCAATTCATACACAGCCAACCAAATTAAAAGAGTACTCGCAGGATCTGGCATAAATATAGAAAAAGAAGCAGAGTCTGAGTATGTTGTATTTTGTCCATTTCATTCAAACCATAGAACCCCTGCTGGTGAAATAAATAAATATAGTGGTTTATTTTTTTGTTTTTCTTGTAGCCATACTGCAGACCTAATAGAATTAGTAATGCATTGCTCTAATAGAACATATTTTGAGGCTGTTAGATTTATTAAAAGTAAAGAAGTAGAGACAGATATTGTTTCTGATATTTCTTATAAGTTAATTGAAAAAGAAGAATGGCCAGAGTTAGATATGGCTATAGTAAATAAACTATATGAACAGGCATTAAAAAGTGATAGAGCAATTCAATATTTTAATGTAAGAAAAATAACTCAGGATTCTATAAAGAAGTTTAAACTTGGATATTCTGAAAATCAGGACATGGTGACTATTCCTGTACAGAACCATGAAGGTTTGTGTGTTGGCTTCGTTGGAAGATCTGTAGAGGGCAAAACATTTAAAAATACCAACGGACTTCCTAAGTCAAAATTATTATTTAATTTGAATCGTGTGAAGACTGCAAGTCGTGTTTATGTTGTAGAGTCATCGTTTGATGCAATAAGACTTGATCAGGTTGGACTACCCGCAGTCGCTACCCTTGGCGCTAATGTGTCATCAAAACAAATAGGTTTACTTCAAAAGTATTTTAGCGATATACTGATTATTGCTGATAATGATGAGGCAGGAGGCAATATGAAAGATAAGATAATCGAAAGATTAGGCTCTCATGTTACTGTAATAAATATAGATAAAAAATATAAAGATATAGGCGATATGGAAGATTCTGATATAATTAAATTAGATAAAGGTTTTCATGATCAAATAAAGGAGATGTTAGTATGAAAAATAAAAATCATATGGAATGGTTACAGGCTTTAAAAACCATGGGTCATAAAGAATATTGGACAAAGGCAAACATTGTAGAATTTTTTGCTTTTGTTGCCAAAGCAATAATTATTTTACCAGGATTACTGTTTGATGTGAGTGTATGGTGGTTTTATATATTTGCATTAGTATCAAGTCTTGGACTTATTTGGTCATCTACTGTTAAAACAATACCTACCCTAATTTGGTTTAATATTTTATGGTCAGTCCTTGCAATACTTTATATTGCAAAATATTTTGGAGTTATTCTTTGAAAATAGTTGTTGCTGGAGGCGGTACTGCTGGATATCTTGCTGCTTTAACAATTAATAAAAGATTGCCAAATGCAGACATAACGGTAATAGATAGTTCTAAGATTGGTGTGCTTGGTGCTGGAGAGGGAACCACAACTAATTTCTCTTATCTTTTTGATGAACTAGAATTACCAATAGATAAATTTATAGAGCATACTGGATCAACGTTAAAAAATGGTATAAGATTTATTGGTTGGTCTAAAAGACAAGAATCATATTTTCATCCATTAATTAATTATGTTTCTGATAATCCGTTGACTAAAAAAGAAGAACTTGAAAAATTTAGGTTAGCATCAATTGAGACTATGTATAATGATAATAATCTTGATAGTATTAATAAAGGATGGAATGCTACTAATAAAGAACAACTAACATGGCCCTATATTGGCTGGCATTTAGATGCAATTAAATTAGCAGAATTTTTTAAAGAAGAATCAACAAAAAGAGGCATTAATATAATAGACGACAAAATTCAGCATGTCGGGGAATTTGATGGAAAAATAACAGTAGTTAATTGTGAATCTGGATCATATGAATGTGATTTTTTAATAGATGCTACTGGGTTTAAAAGTTTGTTTATTGGAGATCATCTAAAGTCTGAATGGGTAGATGCATCAGAAAGTTTACCTTGCACCAAGGCATTGGCATTCTTTTTACCACAAGATAATAAATACTCTATGTGTACAGAAATAATAGCAATGAAATATGGCTGGATATGGAAAACTCCATTAAAACATAGATATGGCTGCGGATATGTCTATGATCCCAAATATTCATCTAAAGAACAAGTGTTATCAGAAATATATGATATGTTTAATAAAGATGAAGTAAAGGTAGTTAATCATTTTGATTTTAAACCAGGATACTATAAAAATCCATGGATTAAAAATTGCTTATCTGTAGGGCTTGCTGCTGGATTTTTTGAGCCTTTACATGCTACATCAATTATGCTTACAATATATATGATGAGATTATTTTCTTCAGTAGAATATATAAATGAATATTTAATAAATAATAATGAATCGGTTATTGAAAAATATAATAATTTAGTTGAACAAAAAAATAAAGAACTACTTGGTTTTATTTATATACATTATTTAACCGATAGAGATGACTCTGATTTTTGGAAAAACTTTAGGCTAGAAAATAAAATGCCAGAATATGCAGAAAGAGTTCTTTTAGAACTTGATCAAAACTATATATCAGAATATGTTATCTCTAATAATAATAAAACTTTTGGATATCAGTCATGGATGACAACATATGTAAACACTGGACAATTTAATAAATCTAATCTGTATTCTAATTTGCAAACAAAAGAAGCATATGATAAACTATATGATGAAGCCAAAAACTTTGAAGGTATAAGCGTCAAAGAATATTTATCTAAATACTTGACAAATACTACTTTCTAATATATACTAATAAAAACAAAGGAGAAAACTATGAGCGTTATTAAGGGACTAAAAAACATTAATGCCCTGCTCGATAAGAAAAATGATGAAAGCGCACCGAAGGTACGCTGGTTAAAGTTAGCGGATGGACAATCTGTCAAGATTCGTTTTATCGAAGAACTTGATGAAGATTCTGCACACTATACAGAAGGTCGTGGACTAGCACTTGTTGTTAAAGAGCACACTAATCCAAAGGACTACAAGCGTAAGGCTGTAGACACAATGGAATCAGAGGGCCGTGACTGGGCAGAAGAAATGTATCGTAAAGATCCAAAGGGAAATAGCGGATGGCGTGGTCGTCTTCGCTTTTACTGCAATGTACTTGTTGACGATGGCATGGAAGAAAAGCCGTATGTTGCTATCTGGTCCATGGGCGTAAGCAAGCAATCTGCATTTAATACAATTCGTGAGTATGCTCTTGAAACAGGAAGCATCTCAAATGTGATTTGGAAGTTAAAGCGTAATGGTCAGGGAACTGAAACATCTTACACTTTGATTCCTTCTGCTCCAGATAAGGAGCCATTTAATTGGGAGGGCATTGAGCCATACCCATTGGAGAAAGCACTTCGTCGTGTTCCTTATGCGGAACAAGAAGCGTTCTATCTTGGATTTGATTCTCCATCTACAACATCAGCGACTAATATCGACTGGTAGTAGATGAATTACGTTCCATTACATTTACATACTCACTTTTCTCTATTCGATGGTATTGGGTTGCCTTCCGAATATGTTGAACGTGCTACGAAGTTGGGTATGCCTGCAATAGCGATTACTGACCATGGCTCCCTTTCTGGCCACAGAGAAATGTATCGTGTTGCTAAATCTAATGGAATAAAACCAATTCTTGGCATAGAAGGGTATATGTGTGAAGATAGATTTGATCAGCGAGACAAAGCAGATCGGACAACTCCACTCGATATGGTTTATAATCATATTATCCTTCTTGCCAAGAATCAGGTAGGCTTAGAAAATCTTAATAAGTTAAATGAGATAGCGTGGACGGAAGGTTATTATAAAAAGCCACGTATTGATTTTGAAGTATTGTCTAAATATAAAGAAGGAATTATAGTTTCTTCTGCATGCCCAAGTGGAATTATTGCCAAGTCTATTGAACTTGAAGAACTTGGAATGGCAAAGAGATATATTAAGTGGTTTAAAGAAGAGTTTGGTGATGACTACTATCTAGAAGTTATGCCACATAATGATGAGTCAATTAACAGAAATATTTTATTATTAGCCGACGAGTTTGGTGTTAAGCCAATTGTAACTCCAGACTGTCATCATGTTGATCAGTCTCAGAGAGAGATCCAAGAACTTAAACTTATTCTAAATACCTATGCAAATAAAATTCAGAAAGATGCTACATATGAAAAGTCCAAAAAGCAAGGGGACTTAATGAAGCGTCTAGATTACCTTTATGGCGCAGATAGACAAATGTCATTTAACAAATTTGATATTCACCTACTATCATATGAAGAGATTCAGTCTGCTATGGAAAAGCAATCAATCTGGAGAACTGATATCTATGAAAATACAATAGATCTTGCCAACAAGATTGAGGATTATGACATTAAGGATGGGCTAAATCTTTTACCAGTTCAGTATAAGAATCCTGATAAGCAGTTGTCTGACCTTGCCTATGAAGGATTAAAGGCTAAAGGGTTTGCAGACAATAAAGAGTATGTAGATAGACTAGAAGAAGAATTAAAGGTTATTAAGGATAAAAAGTTTGGCCCATACTTCCTTGTGGTACAAAGTATGATCTCTTGGGCAAAGAAGGAAGGTATTATGGTTGGTCCAGGTCGTGGATCATCTGCTGGATCATTACTTTGTTATACTCTAGGGATTACAGATATAGATCCTATTGAGCACGGACTATTGTTCTTTCGTTTTATTAATCCAGAGCGTAATGACTTTCCAGATATTGATACAGATATTCAAGACTCTCGTCGTGATGAAGTAAAAGATTATCTTGTTAGACAGTATAAGCATGTTGCATCTATTGCTACATTTTTAGAATTTAAAGATAAGGGTGTTGTAAGAGATGTTGCTCGTGCATTAAATATACCATTGGCAGATGTTAATAAGGTGTTAAAATTAGTAGACACTTGGGATGAGTATTGCTCATCAAAAACTACTGCTTGGTTTAGAGAAAAATATCCAGAGGTGGAACAATATGGGGAACAACTTCGTGGTCGTATTAGAGGTACTGGCATACACGCTGCTGGTGTTGTCACTAGTAAAAATCCTATTTTTAGGTACGCACCGATGGAGACACGTAATTCTCCTGGCAGCGATGATCGTATACCAGTTGTGGCGGTTGACATGGAAGAGGCTGAAAAGATTGGTCTCATCAAAATCGACGCACTTGGTCTTAAAACCTTAAGCGTAATTAATGACACACTAAGGATTATCAAGGAGCGTGAAGGTACAGACATTAATCTATTAAAGATTGATATGTCTGATCAAAAAGTTTATCAGATGCTTTCTGAGGGATATACAAAAGGAGTCTTTCAGTGCGAAGCAACACCATATACAAACCTTCTTATTAAGATGGGCGTAAAAAATCTTGCAGAACTATCTGCTTCAAACGCCTTGGTTCGTCCAGGTGCCATGAATACCATTGGCAAAGATTATATTGAGAGAAAACATGGCAGACAGGCGGTAAATTACCTTCATCAGACCATGAAGCCTTTCACAGAAGAAACATATGGGTGTATCCTATACCAAGAGCAGGTTATGCAGGCTTGCGTTGAGTTGGGAGGGATGTCTTGGTCTGAAGCCGATAAGGTTCGTAAGATTATTGGTAAAAAGAAAGATGCAAGAGAATTTGATGCGTTTCAGGAACAGTTTGTTAAAGGTGCTTCTCGTTTTATTAGTCCTAATCAGGCTCGTGATTTATGGCACGACTTTGAGGCGCATGCGGGATATTCGTTCAACAAGAGTCATGCGGTTGCTTATTCTACGCTCTCGTATTGGACGGCATGGCTAAAGTATTATTATCCAATTGAGTTTATGTACTCATTATTAAAAAACGAAAGGGACAAAGATGCACGAACTGAATATCTTATTGAAGCGAAAAGAATGGGGATTAGCATTAAGTTGCCTCATATTAATGATTCGGATATCGATTTTAAGATTGAGGGTAAGGGTATTCGGTTTGGACTCTCGGGGATCAAGTTTATCTCTGATAAGATTGCAGAACGCTATATATCAGCACGACCTTTTAAGTCTTTTGAGGCACTTAGAGATTTCACGTTTACGAAAGGAAATGGAGTAAATAGTAGAGCATTAGAAGCATTAAGAATTATTGGTGCTGCTACTTTCCCAGATAATCCACGAAATGATAATGAGATTCGTGAAAATCTTTATGAGTATTTAGGTCTACCAGAATTTACACAAACAGTTCCATCACACTATCACGCCTTTATTAATCCAGTAGAAGATTTTGAAGAAAAGGGATCGTTTATTCTTATGGGAATGGTTAAAGGCATTAAGCGTGGCAAGGGTTGGTCTCGTGTTGAGATATTAGATAAAACAGGAAGCATAGGTGTATTTGATGAAGAGCAAACTACAATTGAGGCTGGACGAAGTTATATTGCACTCTGTTCTGATAATAGAATTGTTAGCGCTATTCCTGTGGACGAAATAAAAAACTCAGATGCTGCATTAATTAAATTTTTAAATTATAGAATGCTTCCATACAAAGACGATGAGTTATTTGTGGTATCATTTAAACCTAGAATAACGAAAGCAGGAAAGAAAATGGCATCGCTGACTCTAGCAGATACATCTAGAGAACTTCATCCAGTAACAGTATTTCCTACTGCCTTTGCTAAGGCATATATGAAGATTGAAGAAGGCCATGCGTATAAATTTGAATTAGGTAAAACTAAAGACGGTACAGTAATATTGGAGGATATAAATGTCGGTTAGTGTAGAAGATGTATTAGCACAATTAAGTCCAAGCATTCGTAAAAGACTTGGAACTGGAGAAGGTATAAAACTTGAATATCAAAAGACGCCGAGTTATGGACTTAATCGTGCCCTTAATGGTGGTTTACCGTATGGTAGACAGGTGCTTATTTGGGGTAGTAAGTCAAGTGCTAAGTCTTCACTATGTCTTCAAACCATTGCATTGGCGCAAGAAGAAGGCAAGGTTTGTGCTTGGATAGATGCAGAAATGTCTTATTCTGAAGAATGGGCAAAAAATTTAGGCGTAGACACAAGTAAATTGATTTATTCTCAGGCTCGTACTATTAATGAAATGGTAGAGGTTGGTGTAGGATTAATGGAAGCAGGAGTAGATTTAATAGTTATAGATAGTATTACTTCATTGTTGCCTGCAATTTATTTTGAAAAAGATTCCGATGAACTGAAAGCATTAGAAAATACAAAACAAATTGGTGCAGAGTCTAGAGACTTTAGTAATGCTTGGAAAATGCTTAACTATGCCAATAATAAAGTTAAGCCAACACTATTAATATTAATTTCACAATCAAGAAATAATATTAATGCAATGTATACAAGCCAGCAACCATCTGGTGGTCAGGCTACAAAATTTTATTCATCTACTGTAGTAAAACTTTTTTCATCTGAATCAGAAAATCAGGCTTTGAAAGGAAAGATATATGTTGGCGACAAGGCTATTGAAGAAAAAGTTGGTAGAAAAATTAGATGGGAATTGCAGTTTAGTAAAACTAGTCCTGCTTTTCAGTCTGGTGAATATGATTTCTATTTTAGAGGCAGTAATTTGGGCATTGACAGCGTCGCTGATCTTGTTGACACTGCTGAAATGGTTGGGATAGTAGAAAGAACAGGTGCTTGGTATTTATTACCAGATGGCACTAAAGTTCAAGGTAGAGAAGGTTTTATTAATAGGGTACGGGAGGATCTTGATCTACAAAATATGATTAAGAATAAACTTAGTGTCTAGATATACTGTTTATGAAGGTAAGTTTCCTTGTAAAACATGCAAACAAGAAGTAAAAACAATTAGGCTTTATGCAGAAACTGGAATGGCAACATGGATGTGTTCAGAAAAACATTTGTCAGAGTGCAAACTGTTCCATGTAGGATATAAAAAGAAAAAGGATTATGAGCGAGAAGAACGAAAGTAAAAGAATTGGTGCTAAACAGCACAAAAATTCTGGTAGAAATACTAAAAAAGGCGATGCCACCTGGAAAAATTTTACTGTAGATTTTAAAGAAAACTCAAAGTCTTTTTCATTAAACCAAGATGTTTGGGCTAAGGCCACCACTGACGCAATAAGAAATGGAAATGATCCAGCAATTATTATAGTGCTTGGAGAAGGAAATAAAAAGATAAGACTTGCAGTTATAGAGTTAAGCATTTTAGAAGAATTAATTGATAAGGTATAATAGATATATGAGTCTAATCAGAACTGATATTTTTTCAAAAGAGCATATTGAAAAAATATATGATGCTATAGATAAAGAATTTTCCACAAGGGAGCAAATTGACTGGTACGATTCAAAAACAGGACATGCTTACCCAAGCGATAAAAAGTTTATTGCAATTAAAAAAGAACTTCTTTCTAGATTAGATATTGATAAATTTACGCTTCCAGATGAAATACTTTCTGTGGCCAAAGATTGTGCTATTGATATCTGTAATCAACTTGGAGTTGAATTTAGCAATATAGGTGGGGCAACCTATGTTGAATATAATCCAAAATATAGCGATGACGGCAGCCCATACTTAAACCCACACAAAGATCATCCAGGTGCATCAGACTTTGTTTTAGACTATCAGTTAGATTCAAATATAGAATGGCCAGTAGCAATAAATAAAGATATTTATTCTTTGTCAAATAATAGTGCACTTGGAATTATAACTACAAAAAATTACCATTGGAGACCAAAAAGACAGTGGAACGACGGTGAGTATGTTAAAATGATATTTTTTCATATTACATTAAAAAATAAAAATATAGAAGATTGCAGTTATACTGCTGAAGAAATTTGGGAATTTGCAGAACAATATAATGGAGGAAAAAATGAAACACGATGAAAGTAATGTAATACTAGATGACATATTGAATCAGGATGGTATCAATTCTGTTCGTGCGTCTATATCTAGAAGTTTTGGCGGTAACTTTGTTCAAGAACATTGTCAGGCAAATCTATTTATACAATTAGAGGATGCAGTAGCAGAAAAATTTACAAGATTAGCAAGGCAGGTTAGTGGCAATAACAATCTTGTCCTAACAGAGCATTGTTTTGCAAGATATGAAAATGTTACAAGTAATTGTGGAAAATTCCATTTCAAGCCATCCTTATTTCCACACTATGATGAAACATTTAAGGAACCAAGATTTACCTTCGATTATCAGTTAAGTTCTAATATTAGTTGGCCAATAGTCGTTGAGCCAGATAAAGAATTTACTCTTAAGGATAATCAGGCAATCACCTTTAGCGGAACTCATCAAGTACACTGGAGAAAGCCAACTCTATTTAAAGATGGTGATTTTGTAGAAATGATATTCTGTCATTTCTCAGACCCAACATCTGGACCTAAAGAGCCAGACCTTAATGAAAGAATGGATAAGAAGGTAGAAGAATATCGTAAAGCATATTTTGAAGCAGGAGGTTGGACAAATGGCTCAGATTCATGATTATTTAACTGGCTTTGATAAATACAATAAGCCACTTCCATTTTATGTAGATAATCTATTTAATGAAGATCAAAAAAATAGAATTATGTCTATCATACAAGAAAACAGAAAGTTAGAACCATTTGTCATTGGTGATAGAATTGAAGATGGATACATTAGAACTGGAACATTTAAAAGTAGGTTTCAGCCAAAAATAGCAAAAAATATGTCACGTGTTTTAATTGAGTTTGATATGCCAGAAGATTGTGAAGCAATACTAGATGAAATTGCTAAACCATTACACAAGGATCCAATAGCGCTATGCCACTGGAACTATATAGATTATAATTTAAAATATGGATATGGAGATAATAGTCCAGCATTGCC